AGCGTTGAAACAGTTTCAAGAAAGTTCCCACAACCGGCCTAGCAAGATTCATTGCATACAAACCACATTCAGAGTACTTTTGGTTACGTCCCAAAAAGCACAGGTCTCTATCCTGTGGACAAAGCTTGCCCAATTGGGCAAGGCTAATTGTGCTGTGGCACACAGTGTCGCCATCCATCCACAATAACCAATCGGCTGGCTGTGTACCGGCGCAATGAAATATTGCATATACCTTGTGAGAAAAACGTACAGCATCCCATTTGAATCCAATTCCGTGCTGTTTACCCCTGGAATCAACTGGCCCTTTTGGCACCTGCCCGACTGCTTTGGGCACTTGACTCCATTGCTTTTTAAATGCAACCAAGTCCGGCGATGCGCTGTTGAGATCAATCACATGCAATCTAGGGTCAAGTTGCAGTACCACACAATCTTCTGCATATACATATAAATCAACCTCTTGCGGCCATGTGGCTAGAAAAGTATCAATCATTTTACTACCGTAATGGCTGTATCCTGATTGATTAAACGTAGTGACTACTGCAAATTTACGAACCATGTTGTTTACCATAATTAAAGTGCAAGGTATTTAACATATGCGATTTGGTATTTTTAATAAATTTGGTGCACTAAACAGTCAGTCTGTGTTTAAGGCATTTGAACGCGGGTTGAAACAATTAGGGCTAGAATATCAGTCACATGACGTCACAGCCGATGTTGCTGTCATCTGGAGTCAGGTTTGGGCAGGTAGGATGCAGGGCAACCAACAGGTTTGGCAATACTTTAGAAACAATCAGCGCCCTGTTATCGTGCTTGAAGTAGGGCTGCTTGATCGAGGCAAAACCTGGAAAGTAGGAGTCAACGGTACCGGTAATACTGCATACTGGGGGCAAGGGCTAGATGCTAACAGAGTTACCCAGTTAGGACTTGCGTTAACGCCTTGGCGCAGCACTGGCAGAAACATTGTAATTGCTACCCAAAGATCTGATAGCGAGCAATGGCATGCGCAACCTGACGCAGCTATCTGGGTAGCCAACACAATAAAACAAGTGCAGGCCCACAGTACTCGACCCATTATATTACGCACACATCCTAGGCAACGTGTTGTGCCGCCACTGGGTTGTACGTACCAAGTTCCGCAAAAGTTAGCAAACAGTTATGATGATTTTGATTTTGATCAATGCTTGCAAGACGCTTGGGCTGTGATTAACTGGAATAGCGGACCGGGGGTACAAGCTGCTATAGCCGGAGTTCCGGTGTTTGTTGGTGCTAGTAGCCTAGCAGCACCTGTGGGCAATCTAGATCTATCACAAATAGAAAAGCCAGTGCGCCCCGATAGGGCCAACTGGCTGGTTGATATTGCGCATACTGAATGGACAGTAGAGGAGATTGCCACTGGTTACCCAATCAAACGATTACTGCCTGGATTGTAAGAAACTTATTTTGGATTCTTGTCACTTAGCTTATATAATATAATAACTTGGTCTAACATTTCTTGCAACACAGGGTTGGTTTGTGCTGCTAGACGAATATCGCTCCAAAGCATGTTATCTGCTAGCTCTGCAAGTCTTTCGTCGCGTTTCCAGCCGACTGCTGTACGTTCGCTCGGGTCAGCTCCATGTTCTCTAGCATACACAGTGTTGCCATCTCGCTCGTATACATAAGTTGTGCCAGGCTTAAAAGTGGTCATATCTATTGATGCCCCATCCAAGTCAAGCTGCCATCTAACCAGGGCACTACAAGATCTCGTTGCCGCAAGTAACCATGCCTATGAATGCTTGCAATTGCGGTATCAGGAACCAGGTTCTTTTCAACTAGATCATACCACTTGGTTGTTCTAGGGTCTAGGGGCTCTTGTTCACTTTTATAGACAATTGCATAGAGCCAGGGATCATTCTGTTCCTTTTTAAAGAACCCGCTGCGTGTATCCCACCCAGTAACTGCAAGAATGTGTATAAGACTTACCATGGTCCAGTTGTAGTAGTGGAAGTCAGGCTGATCATATTCCTGATCGTTAAACTCCATGATGGTGGTTTGTGGTATTGCTAGAATTAGCATTCCACTGTCACTAACAGATTCTCGCCAACTACGCAAGGTTTCAAATGGGTTTAACACATACTGGAATGCATCATGGCACCAAATAATATCGTATTTGGTTTTATGCAATAGTATTGGATCTTCAAAATTCTGAGACTTGTACTGTATGTTACGTGTTTGTTCGGCAACTGCAAGTCTTGGTGCAGTATCTACTCCAGTGCACTGAATGTTTAGAGGAACAGGGTTATCACCTCTAGTGGTTCTCGAGGCCCACCAGGCTAAGTCCATACCGGTGCCGCAGCCCATATCGGCCAAGGTGCCAATACTGAGCATGAAGTCGTCAAACTCGTACAGCAAGTCCAACGTCTTCAAGCTGTGTTGGTGGCTCTCTTGTGGATTTCGAAACCCGCGATGTATCATACCTGTACGTCTTCCATTCCAGCCGTTCGCAATCTTACGATATGTCCCATCATGAAATTCTTACTTTCCAAGCCTTTAAGGATACCTAACCAACGATTGCGTAGCAGGGCAACTTCGTTAATCAAAGTTTCAAAGTCAATGACTTCGTCCTCGCCATCCACATACTTTTCAGCATCCCTAGAGGTCAGTGCCCTAGCATAGCTTTCTAGATACTTTTGAAAGTGGCGGCGGCGTATTTTCCTCAACTGAATGCCAAGAAAATTAAGCACCGCTTCAATCTCTTGTAGTTGATTAAAGCGGTGCTCGGTATTACCAGGAAGCTGTTTAATATTTGATTCAACAAGGCCACTAATGCGGCATTCGTATTTTGCTGCCTCAAGTTCTCTTTCTAAATCAGCAATAAAATCAGGTATAACACCAAGATTATTTACTATTTTTGAATACCACTGTGCCATATAGATTAAAATTTAAAGTTATCAAGCTCTGTTCGAATTTTTTCGAGATAATACAATGACTTTTCTTTTTCTGAATTTAGTTGATAATCAAGTGTACCAGATATGGTTGCAAGGTAGTGTCTCCAAAAAGGTTCTTGAAACTCAAACACAATTGAACTATTTCCAAATAGGCCTGGCATCGGTGTCTCGCATCTCTGCAAGTTCTCAAAGTACTGTCCGTGATCATAGAAAAAATTTCCATCACCTAACAAGTTTACACGATCAATGACCAGTTTGTCAAATCTAATATTCTTATCGTGTAAAATATTTCCTTGCTCGTCAACTTGGGTGTCGAATTGCATCTTATTGTCCAGGAAGATTTCTAGCCGTGTGCCTGCTTCCGAGTAAGTGTAAGGTACATCAAAACTCAACTCATGATGCCCCGGTGGGAGAGTCTGATGATACAATAGTACACCATTATATCGTACGCCTAGTCTAGGGTCACCATTATATGACTCGGTAACTAAGTTAATAACGATAGTAGTGCCTGTGAACAGTTCTTTTATTCGGTGATCAACATAGTTATCGACATTGTCTATTAGTGATATTGTTGGACAGGTAGATATTGTATTAGAGTCAACATGCTGTGTATGAAATTTTTCCCAAGACTTTATAACATCTAGTAAATTATTATAAACTTCAAGCAGCCGGGTTTGAGGGGAACCAATTGCTATATTTAAAGACAATGCCATACGATACATTATATAAAGTCTAGCCATTCGAACTTTTAAAGTTAAATTGGGGTTTTTTGTCGAATACCAAAGATAACTAAAGTTATCGTCAGTTGTGATTAATCCGCTAATTTTGATATTATCAGCCGCTGGTGTATTTTTTAAAACTTGGAACCCTGCACCTAATGCAATATTTTGAACAGTACGATTAGCATAATAGGGGCCGAGTCGCATCAGCATATCGATGTGTTCTAGGAAATCATCTGATTGTTCGCTCCAGTGCCCAATTACTTGATTTAACCCAGCTTGTATCCCCACACGATGCAATTGCTCAAGCTCGTAATAAAGTCCAGCCACAGTTGTCTTTTTGTTCATGGCCTCAAGTACCCGGTCACTGCCGTGTTCAACCCCGATAGTAAGATGCTCGCACCCAGACGCAGCTAGAAGATCAAATACTGATGGCTTGATAGATGTTGGTGGTCGGCAAATCCAGTTCGCTGCCCATTGTATTCTTTGATTATCTGGTTGCGTCAAATTGTGCTCTGCTAATAATGTACAACATTCAAGCAAAGATTTCATATTACCATTGGCAATAGAATCAGTAAATGCAAAACGATAGATATTGTATCGTTGAGATAAATGTATAATTTCTTGGGCTAGCCTCGATCCTTGTTTACTTCTAAAACGATCAAAGTGAGCGCCAATATCGCAAAAATCGCAAGATCTAACACATCCTTTACTACTAATAACAGGCAGTTGAACACTACCAAAAATTCCCATGTATTGGTCGAGCCGGTAATCATCAAAGGATGAAAACGGATATTCTAAGTTATTTTGCGACGGGATATTTATAGGTTGAATCTGATCGTCACGGCCAGCCAACAGATCTATTATAGCATCCTCGGCATCGCCAATTATTGATATATCCGCAAGTCGTCGTTTAATTAAAATTTGATCAAACGTTAAAATCCGCTCAGTTGAGGTCAAGTGTGGGAACAAGCTCAAGTGGGCCTTGACGCCGAGTCCTCGGCCCCCTAACACAATTTTAATACCTGGCAATTTTGATTTAACACGTTGACAAAGTTCAAATGTGCTCTTGTGAGACCAAACACTGAACACACTAATACCCAAAAATCGTGCCGGTGTCTGTTCAATGATATCAACTATGTAATCATAATATGCAGATACTAGAGGTTGATTGTAGGTTTGATCAGTTACTGATATAAAATAACTTTGAATTTGTTCAAACTGCGTAACATCACCATTGCAAAACTGGTTCTTTAGATCTAATGTAAAATCGTGCGTCTGAATTTGATACCCGTGAGACTCGGCAATACCTTTAAGTACTGCCGGCGCACACGGTGGGACAATAGTGTCTTGCCAAGGCAAGACTATGAGAAACATGTCTTGGACTGTACTATGTTTCTCGACCATTATTCTTCGTAATCGTCGCCATCGTCAAATTCTTCTTCTTCGTCCTCGTCGGCATCGTCGACATGATGCTGTAATGCCCGCTTGACATCACTGTCGCTTTTGAATGCTTGGCGAATATCGGTAATATCATAATCGTTGTCGATCAAAATATTGACCACAATATCAGCTGCTTCGTCCCTGTCAACTACGCTGATATAACGCTTGAGCTCTTGCCAAAGATCGTGGGTTAGTTCTACTGACATCTAATGTTATTCCTCTTCAGATTCTAATTCAGGTATA